GAATACCTTGGCGGTGAGATACCAACTACACGGCCATTCTGCGAGCACAGGGAAGGCGAGATTTATCACAGAGGCGAGATTGAAGCATGGGGAGCTGGCAAGAATTCTGCTGGAATAAATGACATAAGGAACGGCACATGGGCCGGGCGCATTGATGGCACAGATAGTAAGTCGATATTTACATTTGTAGGAGGTTGGAACTGTCGGCACTATCTTGTGCCTGTGCCTGATCGCAAAGTGCCTGAGAGTGTCAAAGCAAGAGCAAGGGCAGAAGGATTTATCGATTAACTACTTATGCTTAAACATGGCAACGGTATTGCGTTCATCCGCTTTAAATTCCGTCACAACTTCAGGGCCAGTTGTAAAGGCATCAGCGAAGTGCGAATAAACCACATAATTGAAGCTTGCCATGTCCATCGGTATTGATGCTTTTTGCACATTGAAATATGTTTCATTGGCCATGAGCTGAAAGAATCTAAGGGCAATAGAATAAGCACCGCCAACAACACCACAATTCAACAGGGCCAAAGACCTTGCATGCCTATACAAACTCATGTACTTAGGGCTTTTGCAATGCCGCCATTGATTTAACTTTAGCCAGGGGCTGGAAAGTGTCTGGCCTTTCTCATAGCCCACATAGAGCAAATCATCCTTAAGATCAAAAGGATTGCGAAGCACCTCAACATCGGTGGCATCCACGCACCACACATGGCTTGTTCTATTCTTTTGGATGTAGTCCAACTGCATCAACCAGCGAAAGTCATTCGGGCTGAATTTATGGTCGGGATTTTCTACCTTTACAAATTCGGTTGTCCCTTGACTTTCAAAGTCGCAATTTGTTAAGATGACCAATCGAATGCCTAAATCTTTGCAGCTATTCATTAGCGGCAAAAGCGGATCCACTGCATTGGGCAATAAAGTTTTTCTCTGCGGATCAATCGAGTAATTGAAATAACTCGAAAGCACATAGGGCTTTTGCAATCCGATGTCAGATTCTTTGTAAGAAACGAAAGCCTTGCTATCTCTTTGCTGAGATAGTCTTCTATGGCTGAGGTAACTTTGTGCCGCAACATCTAACCTTGAGGTGCGAGAATTGCCAGCCTGATCCAAGCAATAAAACAAAGGCTCGGATACATCCATGAAAGAATGCGGAATTAGTCCAGCATTTTTGGCTCGGATAGCGTAATCCAAATGCTCATCACCATAAAGCGCATACTGGTCATCGTAACCGCCTATTTTATCCACTACACTTTTATTGATATACACCATGCAGCCACAAGGATTGGAGTACCATTTATGTGCACCGTATACTTTCAGTAGGCGATTGCCATTTGGGATTCTTTTTGCCACAACGGAAAACGTATAGGACAGCAATGGCTGATGGCTTTCGACATAGGCTTTCCACCAATCCGGCGAAGTAGGATAGCAATCATCATCTGACAAGAATAACTCATCGCAGCCTTTCTCAATTAGCAGCTCGATGCATTTGTTTTTTGCTTTGGCAATCCCAACATTGACATCGAATCGATGGTCCGCATCTGGGTATGGGTCAGTGCTTGCATCATCTACAACTATAATTATGGCTCCATTTGGAAGCAATGCTTTCCACTTGGCAACTGTATCCAGAGCGGTATCTCTGCGATTGTGGGTGGTTATTGCTACGCCTATCATGTGTATAAATAAAACCCAAAGTTAAATTTTTTTAGGCATTGAAAACTTTCTTACCTTTGAATCATGAGACACCTTATTCTAAGTAGTGGCCGTATCATTGAAGCCTCTGATATGGTGGCCGAGCACCTTCTTAAAAGAAAAGGCGCACGAGAGTTGACATTGCAACCAATTAACACACCTACAATATATGCCGATCAAACCGGAGGAAGCACTGGAACTGGTGAACTTCCTAAATCTAAACGAAGTAGAAAACCTGGAGGAAGCGAAGGAAAAGTTTCAGGAGAACTGGGTAAACAGCAAGGAGCTAAACGACAAGCTCGGAAAGATTAATGGAACAATTGCTCATGTTGCTAAGAGAGCATTTGAGCCCTTTGGAGTTACGCTCACTGAGGAAGATTTCAAAGACAAGAAGGCGCAAGATGTCTTACGCATGGCCTCGGAGCGTGCTCGTGATGCTTATGAAAAACAGCAAGAAGAGTGGCAGCAAAGAGCTGACAAGTCTGGAAGCGAAGAGCTGGTGAAAGAGTGGGAGAAAAAGCACAAGAGCCTTGAGAAGAAACTGACTGAGGTTGACACTGCACGCCAAGAAGCAATCAATCAATTCGAGCAGTTCAAGAACAAGATGGTTGAAGAGCAGAAGCAGAGCAAAATCAACCATACTTTCGAGCGCGAGCTTTCATCCATTAAGCTTGATCCTTCTGTTAATGAGTTTACCATCAAAGGCTTTAAGGCAACGATTGGCGAGAAGTATGCAATCGACTTGGAAGATGATGGCAACATTTATGTGAAGGACCGCAACAGCGGAGAGCGATTGAAGAGCAAGGAGAAGGCTGGCTCATTCCTCAACTTATCTGATGTGCTACTTGCGGAAGCAACTGCTGCCGGTATCATCATGAAGAATCCATCAGCAGGGCAAAGAGTGCCGAGACCAGGTGCGCCAATGATGCCGCAATTGGAATCGCAGTCAGACAAGAAGATCAAAGGCATCAACCCAAGATTCTTCAGCAAATGACATTGAAGCAAGCGATTGATATCCTTGATCAGCATCATTCTTGGCGGCAAGGATTTCACGATAAGATGGTAAGCGCAAACGATCTTACCGCTGCAATTGCTATAATTTTACAAACCTTAAGAGAGCTGAAATATGCCAATGTATGAGGGGTATAATGTGACTGCATCAGACCGTGCTGACAAGAAGTACAAGGCGGTTGATGAAGATGGCAATGAGATCCACTTTGGTGCATCAGGCTATCGCATCAATCCTGGCACTGATGCAGGCAATAACTACTGTGCAAGAAGCAACGGTATTCCTTCGCCAAGGGGCTCGGCCAATTGGTGGGCTCGCCAGCTTTGGAGCTGCGAAGGAAGAAGGTCGGTAAGTGATAAACCTTTTTTTGGTAGAATTGAATTGCCTTAATATATTTGTCAAAGTTTCGTACATCGATATGATTTGGGCGAAGGGCTGGCAGGGATGCTGGCCCTTTATGTAGATAGTTGTTTTGTTTCATTGTTCTTTTTTGTTAGAGCCAGTAGCAATACTGGCTTTTTTTGTTTATCTTTGCGGCTCTATGATGATGTAGTGAGTGCCAACTTATCGGCACAAAGTAGGCGCAACTTTCGGCCTTTTAAACTGAAAGCAATTCCAAACTACATTTTATCATGTCTATATCTCGCATTCTATCGGAGTGTCCTAACGTGCAAATGTCACTTAGCGAACTCTTTATCGAAGTTGGTCAGCGTGAGCAATTGCCTTTCTTAGAGTTTTTGCTTTCACCTGAAAACACTAAACTAATCCGCACTGAAGTTTCTCCAGGTGGTGGAAAATTAAAAACCGTTGAAGCTCGTTGGATTCAGCGTTTGCCAGAAACAGAAGTTGAAGAGGGTGGCGACATCCTTACTTGTACTTCAACCAACAACTACGGTGACAGCACAACAACTTACACAGTTGATGTAACTGACACTTACACTGCATCACAGTTAATCAATGCTGCTGACATCGCTCGCCATTGCCAAGAGAACTCTCGCTATGTGCTTGAGTCGGTTATGCGTTTGATGGATGTAATCGACCGCAAGGTTGCTTCTGCTGCTGCTGTTCAGGCTGTTGCTGACATCGGAGAATGGGGCACTGAAGTTGAAGGTTACTACACTGTAACTGGTGACTGCTTGCAAATTGCTACTCGCCAGACTGGCGGCCAAGCATTGAATGAGTTCGCACTTGCTGACATCCTTCAAGCAACTCGCATGGCTAACTATCCAGGTGCGCCTGTGGTATTTGGTGGTGCTGAGATGCAGCGTTATGCTAATGCTGTGCAAGCTGGTTGCTGCACGCAGTTCGGCATCGACTTGTTGGCTATCAGCCAGCAGAACGGATTCGGCTTTGCTTACGATTCTCGCGTAGCTGCTGCTCAAGGTTCACAGCTTAAAAACTTGGTGACAACTGCCGGAGCAATCCAGTGGTTATCATTCAACTTGGCTGATTGGAACACAGGCATCACTCCTGTTGCTGGATCAAACTACTCTAAGACTTTGGTGTTCACACCAGCTGGAGTACCAGTTGATTTAACAATGAAGGATGACTGCGGAAACTTGTCAATCGTGTTGACTACAACTGGAAAGATTGTAACTCTTCCGACTGACATTTACGAGTCTTCTGACAAGTATGCTGGTGTTAACTATGTGAACTGTGTTCAGATTGCAAACCCGTAATAGGGTCGGTAGGTTTACTCTCGCAAGCCGATGAGGACTTATTGACCCAGAGCGGATTAGATAATCTAACCACGCAATAAAGAAGGGCGGCTAAATGGCCGCTCTTTTTTTTATCTTTGTAAAAAACAAAAAAGATGTGCATTGAATCACTTGTAGGATTAAGAGACTGCGAAGGCTTTGAGCCATCGACTGGGCTCTACATCGATGATCTTGGAATCAACACTACATTCTTGGGCCAGCTAATCACTGACCAATACAACAACGGTGCTGAGTTATTTGCAGACAAGCGAGCCTTCGCATGGCGCAAGCTTTCATCGGATGTGCTTACCAAGCTATCGCCAATGATGAAGAGCGACACTGTGATTGAGGGGCGAAGGATTGGACAAGTTTTGTCCAACTATATGAACATGCAAACTGCACTTGGTGCCGGCAATTACGCAGGCATCAGATTGAAGATTGATCCTAATACAATTTCATATCTTAACTTTTACTTAGCGGACATCAACATCGCAATCACATCGGGAAATACCAATGTGCCAATCTTGATTTTCGACATGACCACAGGCAAGTTGCTTGAGTCATTTACTTACTTCCAAGGATCCGTTGACCAGTATCTTGGAAAGACATTCACTTCAGCACGGCGCAAGATGGACATTGCCATCGTGTATGAGTCAACCATGAATGCTGTGAAGTTCACGCCAAAGAAGGGCACTTGCACAAGTTGCGGAGGCGGTCCAAAGGAATCGCACATCTGCCCTTTTGTGGATGCCATCGGCATTGAGCTCACAACAGATGGCACGAATGTGCTGACAAGCAAATCGAGTAGGTACACCGCTGGCATGAGCCTCAACTATTCAGTGAGCTGCGACCGGCAAGGATGGATATGTTCGATTGGTGGCACGATGGCATTGTCATTAGCCTATGCCACAGCCGTTGAGATTTACAACTATGCACTCACGGTAAGCCCGAATCAAAGGGTTAACACAACGGTGATTGTGAATCGTGGGTCTAAGCCCTTTGCCACTGCCGATGCTTTCGAGGGTATTGTTGCAGCTCGAGACATCGCAGCTTCACGATACGCGGAAGAACTTAGTGCGATGTTGCAGAACATGCGCTTACCTGATGACACGCACTGCTGGGATTGTAGGCGCAACATGAAGTACGTCACAGCACTTCCATAATGGCCGCAACTGCTGAAGAGGTAAACAAGAATCTTGATCTGCTCTTTGAAGGCTGGAAGAGCAAGTTCACTGCTTTGTATGGCCCCGTTCGAGAATTGAAGCGCATCATGTTCAAAAGGATATTTGGAACAGGCTCAAGGGGTGGAAGCAATACGGCAGGCGAGAAGTTGCCGACCAAGCCATACAGCACAACGCCAATCTATGTCAGCCCAAGAAGCCTAAGAAATGCACCATCGAAATTCAAGGTCGGCAAAAGAGGCGAGCCGATTGAGTCGCTTTACTTTCCAGGTGGTTATGCGCAACTAAAGCAAGGCACATCTGCCAAGCTTCCGCTGGAACTAACCGGAAGATTAAAAGGTGGATTCCTAACATCTGAGGTGATTACAGAAGGACTTAATGCAGCCATCACAGTGCCAACATCCGAGCTGGGCAAGATTGAAGGATTGGAAGCCAAGTATGGAATAATTTTTCTGCCGACCAAAGAAGAGCAAGAGGCGATGCTTGAAGAGCATGCTATCCTACTTGCTGAACAAATAACCAACGCAATGAACAAATCATGAATCTACTTTCTACCATACTGGACAGACTCAACCAACGCATTGAAGTCGGCAATATCTTTGATCAGATTTACGGCCTTAGCGAGCCCGTAGGCGAAGGCAATGATAAGGCGTGGGCCTTTTACATTGGCAATGGTCAGGCGATTCCTGTGACGAACTTTGATGCTAAGCAGGGCACTTTGTTCTGGGCCAAGCGTGGGAAGATCATAGTTGCCAAGAATGACTCTCTGAGGTTAGCCGGATGCAAGTCTATTTATGAGACACGCTATTCAATGACGGCCTATGCAATGGTCCGCAAATCGCACTTGCCTTGCGACTCTGCCGATGCACAGGATTGGATTGCATCGAGAGTGCTGAGGTTGATTAGTGGAACGGATCCGCAATTCAAGGCTGCCATTGGCGTGATTGCTTACGAGGTTGTCCCAAGTGGCTACCAGAATGAGATCCGTTACTTGCCGGTGAACTATGAATGGGCCGCTGTTGCGATTGATGTGGATGTGAATGTCAGCACCTCAAGCGAGGACGGCTGCTACGATACTTGCGCAACTGGTGACATTCCGCTGCCCGATTTCGAGCCATGCGAGCCTTGCCTCACATCAGTGGCTGTCGATGGCATTACCATAACAGGCAACGGCACACCAGCGGATCCGCTTGTCGCAATTGGTGGCGGTGGTGGAACACCACTGCGCACTCAAGAAGAAGGCACCAACGTAAGCACCAACACCACAACGCTAAACTTCACCGGGGCTGGCGTGACTGCTTCGCTTACTTCGCCTGGAGTGGTTGAGGTGAATGTGCCTGGCGGTGGCGGTGTGACATCAGTAACTGGCACAGCTCCGATTGCATCGAGCGGTGGGGCAACTCCCGACATCAGCATAACACAAGCGGACGGCTCGACAGATGGCTACCTTAGCTCGGCTGATTGGAATACCTTTGACGGCAAATTCGATACACCAACAGGCACTAGTTCGGACTATCTCGATGGAACGGGAACACCTACGCCGTTCCCAACGCTTACAAATGGCACGGTTACATCGGTTGCGGCAACAGTACCAACCCCGACAAACCCAGCATTCAGCGTTGCAGTACCTAATCCAAACACTACACCAAGCATTGACATAACGGCGAACGGAGTTGTAAGCCAGTACGTTCGTGGCGATGGGTCTTTGGCTAACTTCCCTTTGGGCGGCGGCGGTGGCGCATCCGTTAACTATTACCTCAATGGCTCAATAAGTCAAGGCACGATTGGAGGTAATGATTACTTCCAAATGAGCCGCGT